GAACACCCCGTGTTTAGATATTATAAAACCCCTCAACTGAAAAGTCAAGGGGTTAGAGCAACCTTCCGACTTATTTATCAGTCGTGCTCACCCATTGCTTTTTGCTTACGGAGTTTCTTAGGATTCTTAGTAATTCCACCAGGACCCTCTGAAGGATAATCGTGGTCGGCACGAGTTCCTACACCGTGAGCAGAACCTGCTCTTGCTCTTTCTCTATCATCGGCAGTTAGACCCTTTCTTGGAGAACCATAAGCATCCTTTCTGTTGGCAGGATTGGTTCTCCTTTGCATTGCTTTTAAGAATGGCTTTCTCTTTGCAGTCATCTTGGTTTTTAATGCTGCACTATATGCTTTTGGAGTTTCGCCGTATGAACCTTCTGCTTCAGAAATAATTTCAGATCTCCACTCTTCACTCATATTTGCCATAATAGCGATTGCTGCCTCTTCAGTTTCAGCATATCCTTCATCGAGCAAATATCCTTTTACAATATCGAACATATCAAATCCAGAAACAATACTTCCTGGCTTTTTGGAACCAGTTGCCTTATTTACTGGAGCAGGGGCTGCTGCTGGGGTTGGTTTTAGTGCTGCAACGGCACCACTCTTTACAATAGCATCAGCTTTTGCTTTTTGTTGATCTGGAGCATTACCAGTTTGATATCCAAATGTCTTTTGCATTAAAGGATTTGGAGTTTTTGGTTTGATTGATTCTGGACCTGCTGCCTTTGTTCCAGGAGCTGGTTTTGCTGCAGCGGTTGGTGCTGGTTTTGTTGCAGGAGCAGTTGGCGCTGGTTTTGCTGCTGCTGGTCTTGCTGCTGGGGTTGCTGCTGGTCTTGCTGCTGCTGGTCTTGCTGCTGCTGGTTTTGCTGCTGGTTTTGCTGCTGGTTTTGCTGCTGGTTTTGCTGCAGGGGGTTTTGCTGCTTGCTTTTGGAGATATTCACCAGTTGTAGAGACTCTTCTGTTTGCCTCAACACCACTCATTCCAGTTTTCATTAATTTTTGAACTTTTGCTTTACCACCACCAGCAGAAAATGCAGTCATTACAGGTGCTTGTGGTTTTGCTGCAGGTGCAGGTTTTCCACCCATCTGTGTTGATGTGGGAATTTCGCTCAAATATGCCTCATACATCTCTTCCCAAGTATACTCACTCAGGTCATAACCTTCTTCAATAAGAGAATTGACCCAGTTCTCAAATTCTTGCTGCTCTTTAATCTCTTGGCGGAGTTCCTCATCATAAACTGCTTGATATGCAAGAGCTGCCTCTCTAAAAATTTTAGAATCCATTTTTACAAATACTTTTTTAGTTATTTATAAAAAAAGACCCCGAAGGGTCAAACACCAAGAACGGCAGCAATATTATCATCCAGTTGTTGAATAACTCCACGAATATCAGAGACGCGAGGAGGAACACTTACTTCATCATAAGTATATCCTTTTTGTGCGTCAAACAAAACTTGACGAACTGCTGCTGCTGTACGAGCATCCATTTTAATTGCTACTTGTTTTTCTTTAGTCACAGGTCTCCCTCCTTACGATTTTCAGAACGATAAACATCAAATGCTCCTTCAGGATAACGAGCACTCAGTTTTTCATAGTTCATCTTAAGAATTTCTTCGAAGTTAGTATCGAGTGCCATAAATGCTTGAGACAGATACCAACAGATATCTCCAAGTTCACGCTTCAAGTGAAAGGCATTCTCTTCATTGTATGGTTTACCTTGAAGGATGATTTTTTTTACAACCTCAGTAAACTCCCCCGCTTCAGCACTCATACCAAGAGCAGCAGTAAGAAGACGCGGAACATCAGCATCATTAGTTGCTTCAAGTTCAGTCATACGAGCAAGTAGTTGAGCAAAATCACTGCTTGCTGGACTTGTAGTTTGACGAACGAATTCAATATATTTGTTTGTATCAATAACTTGAGTCATATTAGAATTTAAATCCTTCAAATGATTTTTTAGGTTTTCTTTCTTCATAATCATACTCTTCATCCTTTCCATTGTCAAGGATATCTTGTTGAGCAGATTGTTCGCAATCATAAAGACGCATTTTAGCACGGTCAATACCAATCACAAATCTTTTATGAATGGTAGGATCATTATAACGATTCTTAAGTTGTTTTACAAGAATCTGTCCAAGACCTTCAAGTTCTTCGGTAGAAATCAACGCAAACATTAAGTCAGCAGTTGCAGGAAGACCAAAACTCTCAGAAGTATCGGTCAGTTCCACATCAGAAGAACCATAACCAGAACGAGTAGTCTGTGTAGCACTAACAATAGGAACATTAAACTCTACAGCAAGACCACGAAGTTCTTCTGCAATTGCCTTTACAAAGGTATAAGAGTTGATATTACTATTGCCCTTATACCTTGAAGATGAACAAATGTTCAGATAGTCAATGAAAATAATATCTGGTTTAAATGATTTCTTAAGTGCAAGTTCATTTAAGAGAGACTTGAAGTGCCCAGCATGTGCAGAAGCAGTTGGATACTCTTTAATGATTAGAGTTCCTTGAGTTTTCTTTGCAAGATTCGTGACCTTGTTCTCAAACATTTGCTTGGGGAGGTCTACAATATCTTGAATAGGGACATTCAGGAGGTTTGCGTCAATTCTTTCAGCAATGCGTTCTTCTGCCATTTCCAACGTAATGTACAGAACGTTCCTCCCTTGGAGCAAGACGGAGCTAGCCACATGGCACATGAATAGAGACTTGCCGACGCCCGTACCAGCAAGAGCGATGTTAAGAGTTTTGTTAGGGAGACCACCTTTCGTGATTTTATTAAAGTATTCAAGATCAAATTCAATTTTATCCTCCTTTTTATGATAAGATTCGTAGCGTTGTTCATAATCCTGAAGATAATCGTGCCCTACATGATTATCAAAACTTACAGCAAGAGCATCAGAAAGAATAGAAGGAATACTATCACGATTCTTCTTTTCATCATTTCCATCAGCAATATGAATAGATTCCATAAGTGCCAAATAAATGGCACGATCCCGACACCACTTTTCAGTTGTGTCAACTAACCAATTAAACTCTGTAGGAACATCTTCAAGACAGGAAATGATTTGTGCAATTTCCTTAAAAGATTGCTCATTTATATCTGTTCTTTTTTCTACTTCAATACATAGAACTTCTTTTGTTGCTGGTTGATTATATTCTTGAACAAAAGAAAGAATTTCTTCAAATACAATCTTTTGATTACTATCTTCAAAATATTCTGATTTAATGAAAGGTATTACTTTTCTAATAAACTGCTCATTGTGTAAAAGGTTTCTAAGAATTAGAAACTCAACTTTCTCCATAACTGAATTCCTTGCGTGCGATTTCGTCCAACTGTTGCATTACTTCTTCGGTGAAATATACTTCAGGTTCTTTTAGAATCTGTTTAGCATAAATTTTCTTACCATCAATCTCATAGCGACCCGCTACATTCTTCCAGAGTCCACCAATCTCACCAAGTTCCAAAAGACCATAGTAACGATCAAGACCGCGCTCATCATAATACAGACGGACTTCAACATCTTTGTTCTCCTTACTCAAACGCGACTTAGCAGTCTTAGCTTTGATAATATTGCCGACCACTTCTGTTCCATCCTTTTCTTTCTTTTTGCTGAGATAAATGATTGAAGACGCTGCGTATTTGAGTCCGCTGCCTCCACCCATTTCTTTAGTTGGTACGTAAGCTCCGATAACATCATAAGTGTGATTTGTTACTATCATTGGAATTTTTGCTTGACCTAGTTTTAAGGTAAGCATACGAAATGCACCTTTGATTAGTTGTGATTTAGTCATATCACGAACTTCTTTATCATTCAATGCATCATTAATCTCTTTGCTGGTAGAAAGCATTCCCAAAGAGTCTAGCACAAACATGCAAGGATTGCGCTCTCCTTCAGGTTTTTTCATGTACATATCTACTGCTTTGAGTGCCGTTCCACGAAACTCTTCAACAGTGACAACATTAACAACCACAAGACGAGAAGTATCAATTCCACGGGATTCTAGAAGAGATTTAGTTATAGCAGCTTCAGTATCAAAGTAGAGGCAATAACCATCGGGATTATTATCCAAAAAATTCTTAACAACGGCGAGACTGAAGAAAGTCTTTCCAGTAGAAGACTCTCCAGCAATAGCAGTAATCTTATTGCCAGATACACCACCAAATATGCTACCTGAAACCAGTGCATTAAAAATGTACGAACCTGTGTCAACATACTTTTCAGTTTCATCAATATCCGAAGCAAGTTGTGTGTACTCACCACCGATTTCTTTTACAATGTCTTTAAGAAAATCCATTAGGCAAAAAATAATTCAAGGTTTACTGTTTTTTCAACGCTCCACCCAATTGCATCAAGAATGATTTTGAGTGGCTCTAGAAATGCTTTCTCAAATTGTAGTTCATAGTCTATGTATTTGTCAAGATTAAGTTCCTTTGGAAATTCCTGAATGAAAGAAATAATATTTTCATGAATACTATTAGGTTTCTTCAGATAGATAAACTTAATTTTTTCCCCATTTTGGATAAGTGAATACTTATTTGTAAGTTTATTTTGTTTAATGTAATGATTAAAGAGAAGTGCTCCACGAATATGAATTGGAGTTCCCTTGATATAAATTTGAGACGAAGACTGATACTTAACTACATCAGAGGCAGAGCGAGGGAATGAAATTTGCTCTGGTGGGAGGTTTTTAAATTCTTTGCGAGCATTCTCAATAAAATCAATTACTTCATCTTCTGTTCCACTCATCATAAGTTTTAATGCATCCTTAATCATTTTGCGACAAGGAGCTGGAGTAGAAGATTTAACAGCTTCAATACCCATCATTTTCAGTTTAGGTTCTTCATAGCGAACACCTCACTATCCCAAACGTTAAGAATGTATCGTTTCTTAGCGGTCCAAATTCCACGGTCTGCAATGTTCTCCCGCTTCATTTGCATTTTTTGATCATATGCATTTACATAGTCCGCCAGTTCTTGGTAAGAACTTTCAATATATTTTTCAAGTTCCAACGAAGCGACCTTATCAAGGAACGAAACAACGCTTTCAGTAGTTTTCTCTCTTCCTTTGAATACAGTTTCAACCAAAGGACCCATATTAAGATAAATGGAATCAGTATCTGAAGCAATAACATAATCTACATTATCTGTTTTAAGAATTTTATTGAGGTAAGAATTCATTTTACCTTCAATCCAACGAATAGAAACCTGACCACTTAAAGTAATTGCTTCAGCATTTTCAAGTTTGTAATAACGGAAATACTGATTACCAATCGCACCATAAGCAGAGTTCAAAGAAATCTTCTTTGCCATCTGAATATTATTACAACGAGCAATCTCTTTTACAAGTTCCTTGTTCTTAGTCTTCTCATATTCTTTTTTCGCTTCAATCATTTTCTTCTTGAAGATTACTCGGTCTTGATACATTTTTTCCATTAGTTCAGGAAGAAATCCACGAACGTCTTTGCGGAACATTGCACCATTTGCACATACTGCATAATCTTTATAGAGTTCAAAACTGATTTCTTGATTCAGAATTTTATCAACAGTTGCTGTGGGATGCCTTTCATCCACCAGAGTTTCTGGTGAGATGTTATATTGCATAATCAAGTGTGGATAAAGTGAATTAAGGTCAAAGTTTACAACCCAATCATACTTTCCAGGAATTGGTTCTTTTACATAAGCACCAGCATACTTTTCATTTTTTTGCGTTTTATTTCTTGGCGGAATTACAATGTTTCTTTTCTTAAGATAATTGTAGATGATGTTGTCCCACATCCGAACTTGATAGAACACATCGGCATAATTTACTTTGGCATCATATGCCATCGTAAGTGCCAACTCAATCAGTTTCATCTTATCTTCTAAACGGTCAACAAGTTCTACGTCAACGATGTTGTACTCAATAAATTTCTGCCAACCTTGGGTATAGAAATCTTTGAAGGTATCAAACTCAGAGTGGTCAAGTTTCTTCTGACCAAGTTCTACCTCAGCAATATAATCAAGACGATATGATTCCTGTGCCTTATAAGTAAACTTCTTATAAAGATCAAGATAGTCAAGTTGAGTCATTCCACCCACATCAAATGTGGTGTGTTTGCGTCCATTAATAAACACTTCACCTTCTGTGACAAGTCCCCAATTAGAAAAACGTTTCATCAGTTTTTCGCCAAGAACACGATTCAGACGCTTGCAGATATAAGGAATATCATATAATTGAATATTCCAACCAGTCACAACATCTGGAACATCAATCATCCAATAATTAATAAAATTATTGAGAAGTTCATATTCAGATGGGCAGTGATGATACGTTAAGTCACTACGATTATGCTTGAAAGGTCGAACCCCCCAAGTAATAATTTTTTTAGTTGTATAATCTTGAATTGTAATTGCAAGGATTTCTTCGGAACAAGATTCTACATCAGGGAATCCCTGCTCCGAAGCAACCTCAATGTCCAGAGTTACAAGTTTAATTTTATTGATATCAAACTTAATTTCATCCTCCGAATATTTTTCAGAGATGTATTGATAGATATATCGATCATTTCCATAGATCTCAAATCCATCAACTTCATCATATTTTTTATAGAACTCTCGACAGTCCTTTACTGTTCCAGGATTAATTGGTTCTACCGATTCTCCACTTAATGTTCTATACTTAGAATCTTTTTTAGTTTTTACAAAGAGAGTTGGAAAGAACTCATCTCTTGTCTCAAATCTTTTACCATTTTCTACTCCACGAACCAAAAACTGATTTCCAATCAATTGAACATTAGTGTAAAATCTCATTCTTTAATCAAGTCCTCATATTTTTCAAGTAGAGTTGGAGTTGGATCAACAAGTGTTAGAATCTTATCCGAACTCATCATAAACGAATCTTGTTTTGTATATCCCATCAAAAAAGGTTCTAAAACTTTCTGAGAACCATCTCTTATTAAGAAAGGTTTGATAAGTTTACAATCAGGTTCTCCAATATCAGCGCCTACTTCTTCAATCTGACTTATCAGAATTTGATTGTTCAGTAGAACTATTACTTTGGTTATCGTTTCCATAGTTTATAACATCGTTTAAATACATATCTTTCAGTTTATCACTTGGATTGACCATAGTGACCACCCATTCCTTTGTTAAAGGAATAACACTATCTTTAGATAGTGGCATCCACGGGAATAAGGTAACTCTAAAAGAAGCTTTTGAAGGGTCTTCTTTCATTTCCTCTTCATCAAACTTTTCTGGAACATTTGATGGGGGTGTCATTTTAACAACGCATGGTTTATTCAAGAAATATCCAACCATAACTGGATTTTCTTCGTCACCAACTACCATTTCTTTTACATCTGCAATCAAGTCTTCACCAGACTTAAGCAACATTAGTCTTACAGTCATTTTTACTCCATACCTCTTACTATTGTAGCAACAAAAAAAGGAGGAGTCAACCTGGATTTTGCCAGGTGCTCCTCGCGCCGACGATATTCAATACTATTTATTCCCCACCGTCACCATCTCCATTACCACCAGCACTTGAACGACTTCTTACAGGAACTGCTTTTCCTTTTGGAACTTGCTTTTGTTTTCCTTGAGAATAAACAGTATGTGGGATTGCTCCCTTATATGCAATTGTTTTGAACTCGTCAAAAGATTTCATTTTTTTATTTTTATTTAGAGATAATCCTTTCGTGCATGGTGCTCAGGAACAATCTTACCAAGAACAACGGTTAGCAATCCATCCTCGAATAGAACTTCTTTAATGGTTGTATCATCTGATAATGTCCATGCTCTCTTGAAAGATCGTTGAGCCAATCCCTTATGGATGTAGTTGGTATCGGACTCCCTATCTTCCTTCTGTCCTTCGACAAAAAGTTTTCCATACTCCGTGTATACATGTACTTCCTCCTTCTTAAATCCGGCAAGTGCAAGTTCGAGTCGTGATTCTACATTACTAACTTGAACAAGGTTATATGGGGGGTAATTAGAAGTTGTTTCATGAAGATTAAATAGACGATCAAAATATTCATCCATTCCAATACTATTGCGGTTAATCCTTTCCAATAGGGCAGGAAGATCCGACGCGGTATATCGCATGAGGTTAGTCATTATAGTAGCTCCTTTGAAAGCGAGGTTTGATTTTGTGATCCCAATAAGGCGATCATTAATAATTTATAACAGTTTTTATTATTTTTAAAGTGTGGTTTCTACTACATTATTCTTAACTGGTCTTCCAAATGTTCCAGGAGGAAACTTCATACCTTTGTTCCAAGCAGGTTTCCCCTTCATAGACATACCGGTTTTCTGTCTTGACGCTTTATCTCTTTTTGATCCAGAAGTACCTTCACCACCATCGGTTTTATTAACCAATACACCACCACTATCTTTTTTACCCCAAAACTTTATGAGTGCTATTTCCAAAGATAATGCTTCTTGTTCTGTTAAGTTTTCTTTTATTCTTACTATTCTATCTCTATCAGGAGGTCGTTGAGCTAATCCTAACTTTCTTTTATTTGTGTCTCTAAATCCAGAACCTTTCCCAATGTAGTAAGGAGAATATCTATCTTCACGCAAATAAGCGTAAACGTAATACCTTTCCATCTGCTTTGTTTGTGGTTATAGTTATTTATAAAAGA